GTCGGACAGCAATTCGCTGCCCCTTCTGATCGCGTTCCTCGCGACGTTCACAGGAACGGGCATCGGCTGCGCCTTGTTCATGGTCCTTCACGAAATCCAGACCACCGAGAGGCTGATCGAAACCGCGCGAGAAATCCACCTTGATCAAATCGACGCCGGGCAGCCGGACGGGACAACCAGACAAATGGTCAAAACCGTTTTCACGCCTGACAGGTGAACGACAGATGCCTCCAAAGCGCCGTTACGACAGAAACACATTGGACCTGTTCCAGGACGCAAAGCCTGAAACGGAAGCGGTGGTCGTTCGGTATGCGCCGGAAGATACGCGAGCCTTCAATCTGGAGGGCCGGATGGCCAGGGCAATCAAGAACGCCCTGTCGAATTGCGCGCTGTCGCGCAAGGACGTTGCCGAGGAAATGAGCGCTCATTTGAATGAAACGGTAACCGTCGCGCAACTCGAAGCCTGGGCGAGCCAGGGAAAGGGAAGTCACAGAATACCGGCCACGCGCCTTGCCGCGCTCGCACATGTCACCAATGACCCCAGGCCGTTGAACACACTTCTGGAAGACCTTGGACTGATTGTCGTCGACGCTCGTTATGAAGCACTGCTCATACGGGAGAAGACTCGCGAACTTGCCGACTTTTATGCACGCCAGGCCGACGCGGCCGACGCCGAATGGAAGGCGAGGCAGCGATGACCGGTTTGGATGCATGGCTGACAGCAAAGGAAATCGCCGAACTTTCATTGCCCGGTCTACCGGCCAGCCGCGAAGCCGTAAGCCGATTTGCCAATGACCATGGTTGGCGTGACACGAATTGCCGGCTCTGGCGCAAGCGGCCGGGGCGTTCTGGTGGTGGAGGTTTCGAATATCATGTGAGCCTTTTGCCGGAAGACGCGCAACGCGCGTTTCATGACCAGGCGGCGCAAGCGCAGATCACGCAAAGTATGGTCGACGGCGGCAAGTCGACCTGCCTGCAGACGGTACACACGCCATCCGGTCTGTCCGGCCGCGCTCGTATTGTCATGGAAGCCCGCCTGGTCATCCTCCATGAAATCAAGCGCCGCAAGATCTTCGACGAAATCAGCCAGCGGCAGGCGGTTCTCTCCTTCATTGCAGATCTTGAAAAGGATCGCGCGGCGGCCCCACACATGCGGCTGCTGGCACCGGAATTGTTCAAGGCGGCTGAGGTTGCAAACGATCGCCGCAAGACCCTTGGCAGATCGACGCTGTTTTCTTGGCTCAAGGCTTTCGAGGAAGGCGGCAACGCCGCCCTAGCTCCCAAATCCACCAAGGTTGCGGAACCGCTGCCCGATTGGTTTTCCGGCTTCATGCAATTCTACGCGCGGCCGCAGAAGCCGACTATTCAGACGGCATTGAACGACTACCGGAATCATCTTTTGGACCGTGGCGCGAACATCTCATGCCCGACCTATCGGCAAGTCCGGACGGCATTGGGTAAGCTTGGTGTTGTCGAACGCTCACGCGGCCGGGATGGCGCATTGGCGCTCAAGGCCAAGATGGCGCACAAGGTGCGCGATACATCCGACTTGCAACCGACGATTATCTACACGGCGGACGGCAAGACGTTTGACGCAGAAGTCCAGCACCCGATCCATGGCGGCGCGTTCAAGCCGGAAATCACCACCATTGTCGACGTGTTTACACGCAAATGCGTCGGCTGGTCGGTCGGCCTGGCTGAAAACCAATTCGAAACTCTGGACGCCTTGCGCGGCGCGTGTGTGAACCACGGGATTCCAGCGGTCTTTTATGCCGACCGTGGACCTGGTTACAAAAACCAGGCCTTCCAGAACCGGCTTACCGGTTTCATGGCCCGGCTTGGCATCACGCAAATGCACTCGCTACCTTACAACAGCCAGGCACGCGGCGTCATCGAGCGGGTAAACCGCACGATCTGGAATCCGCTTTCACAGAAATACGCGACATACCTTGGCAAGGATATGGACCGCGAAGCGGGTATCCGAGTCCACCGTCAAACCCGGAATAATTTGAAGGAATTCGGACAGTCCCGGCTGATGCCGACCTGGGATGAATTCCTTGAAGACGTCGCCGAGGCGGTCGTCGCCTACAATGCCACCGAGCATTCAAGCCTTGAACGTTATCCAGATCCGGTCACTGGCACAAAGCGCCATCGCACACCAGACGAAGTCTGGGAGATTGCAGCCGCCGCTGGCTTTGAAGCTCTAACGGTCGCGCCGGCCGAGGCCGACGATCTGTTCCGGCCCTACGTCAAGCGCCGCACCAACCGGGCACAGGTGCAATGGCTGACGAACACCTATTTCGCGATCGAGCTTGAAGCCTATCACGGCGAAGACGTGATCGTCGGATATGACATCCACAATGCCGACGTTGTTTGGGTCCGCGAAATTGCACGGGACGAAGATGGCGAGGAAATCCCCGGTCCACTGATCTGCAAGGCCAAATTTGGCGGCAACAAGACCCGTTACATCCCCGTCACCATGGAACAGCAGGCTAAGGAAACGCGTGCGAAAGCACGGCGGCGTAGGCTTGAAGACAAGATCGCGGCGGTTGATGCCGAACTCAATCCGGCAACGCTCCTGGAGCATCAGGCAAGCCCGTTGATTACGCTCGATTTGCCGGCCGTTTCCGTCACTCGGAACGATGCGCCAGTGCCGGTAGTCCAAGACAACGACGTGATTGTTGAAGACCGGCCGCGCCGGTTTGCGAGCGATACGGAGCTTGCCGCTTGGGCAATCGCCAATCCCGAAAACCTATCGGAAAAACAACGGTCGGTTTTGTTGGAGTGCCTTTCCAACGCCGCCGACCGTGAAGTGTTCCGCCTAAGCAATATCGACTTGGACCGGTTGCGAGCCATCGTCCGAGACGCCGCCTAAGCATCTTTTGAACTAAGGAGACCATACTCATGAAACCCGGATTTGTCGAGACGGCCAATGTACGGCGCTACCACGACGCGTTAGCGGCTCTGTCGAAACGCGGCGCGGAAGAGGCCTGTCTGACGGTTGTCTACGGCCCGCCGGGACTTGGCAAAACGACCCTGTTGCAGAAGTGGGTCGCGCAAACCGGATCGGTCTATGTGCGCGCCAAAACCAAGACGACGGCGTCCTGGCTGTTTTCCGAACTCTTGGGACAAATGAACGTCGCCGCGCCGCACCGTTTCCAGGACAAGTTCAAGGCCGCGCTTGAGGAACTGGCTAAGCGCCAACAACTGGCGCGCGAGACCGGTGGTATTTTCAGTGTTGTCATTGATGAGGCCGACCATGTGTCGCGATCCGTTGATGTGATCGAGTCCATTCGTGACCTGTCCGACCTTATCGAATTGCCGATCGTCCTGGTCGGTATGGGCAAAATAAAATCCAACCTGACGCGGTTTCCGCAAGTGGCTTCGCGGGTTTGCCGGTACGTCGAGTTCAAGCCGGCCGACTTCGAAGACGTACGCAAATTCTTCGACGCCAAATGCGATGTGCCGGTCGCCGATGATCTAGTCGGGTTCGTGCACCGCATCACGAAAGGCCAGAACCGCGAAATCATGGAAGCGGTCGCCGTGATCGAACAATTCGGACGACGCAACGACCCCGGCAAGGACGGGTTTACGCTTGCTGACATGCGCGGCCAGTTCCTGATCAACGACCGGGAAAACGGCCAGCCGATCATCGTGCCGGAGGATGCCCTATGACCGGCAAGGCAACCACGCAAATGGATCTGTTGCGCACGCTTGAGCCCGGCCATTGTCTCACGTCTCTCAATCTCAAGGTTGCTACGGGATATGACGGTCGGCGCGTGGCGGATGCCATCGGTAAACTGGTTTCCAAGGGTTTGGTCGAACGCAAGCAGGTCGGTTGTTTCCAACTGACGAAGGCCGGCCATGCCTTTCTGGAAAGTGGCGAAGAACTCACAAGTGGGCCGAATGGACCGCTCACCGGACAACGCAAGCCAAACAAACGGGCGACAGTCCGGCAACGCGCCTGGAACGTGATGCGCATGGGAAATGTCTTCACGGTTCCGGACCTATTGCTGGCGGTCTTAACAGCAGATGACGGTGACCCGACCTCCAATCTCCAACGATATATTAAAGCCCTTGTTGGAGCCGGCTACGTCGTCGAACTACCTGCGCGCAAACGTGGCACAAGCCTCACGTCGAACGGTTTCAAACGCTATCGGCTTATCAAGAATACGGGCGAAATTGCGCCAAGCGTGACGTCCCCAAACAACACAGTTTCCGACCGTAACGTGGCGGGGGATATGTCATGCAAGTAACCCCGCTCGCATTGGTTAAGGCTGAGATCCGCAAGCCCGGTCAGAACATTAAAACCGTCGCCAAGGCGATCGGCTACGCCAGGCCATCCCTGTCACTTTATGTGCATGGAAAGTACCCGGCGAAGAGCCTGGACAAGATCGAAGCGGCGATCCTGGCGACCCTGGCCGATCGAATTGTCTGTCCGCACTTGGACGCGACGATTACGCGGCCGGCTTGCGAAGAATTCCGCACTCGTCAGATGCCGCAATCCAGCCCTTCGGAATTGCGCCATTGGACTGCCTGCCAGGCCTGCCCGCTCAATTCCAACGCTTCCAAGGGACATGCATCATGATCGTTGATTGCCTGGCCATCAAACAAGCAGTTTCCGAGGTTTCCGGATTCAAAATCGCAGACCTTGAAGGCATGGACACAATGAGGCGTCTTTCGTTCGAGCGCCAAAAGGCGATTTACCTCTGTTCCAAACATACCCGGATGGAAGTGCATGAGATCGGTAGTCATTTCGGTAGTCGGCAAACGCAAACCGTCGTGAAAGCCATCTCGACCCTTGAAGGGAAGATGCGCGGTAATCATAGGCTACAAGATGATCTTGACGAGCTGCTAGCGCGCGCGAACGAAATCTATGCCGATTGGTTGGTTGATCCAATCAACTCAGTTTCGCAGACGATCGTGAACGGCGTAGTCGAGCGAATAACAGCCCTAATGGCGGCATCAAATTCCGACTTGGCCACCTTGCCGAGTTCGGCGCGTTTGCAAACTTCAATCACCAATGTCCTCGCGGCGAAGCGGGAATTCGAAACCGAACGCTATTCGACCGGTGAACGTTATGCGTTTCGCCGTTTGATGCTCGCGCTCGGCGATCTTGGTCCTGCTTTTTCGGACTGGTCAGCGACCCTCTCACAACACGAAAATGGAGAAACACCGTGAACATTGCTCTTGAAATGCCCGTCTGCGAAGTCGGCGGCGCGCCATGCACCATGGACGCCAAAGGTGGATATATTCCGGTTTCGAAGGTCAAGCCGGAGCATATCGAAGAGGATGAACTCGTCCGGCGCCTTGCCATCAAGGCGGTGGCGATCAATGAACAACTGGTCGGGCTTCGGGCTGAAATCTTCGACGACGTCGCGGCCTTCCGGTCCCTGCTTGCGGAACAGTACGGCGCGAAAAAAGGCGGCGCGAAGGGCAACATTACCCTGTCGACGATCGACGGTTCGCTGTCGCTGATCTTGCAGGTATCCGACACACTGGCGTTCGGTCCTGAATTGCAGGTCGCCAAGGAATTGATTGACGGCTGCATCCGCAAATGGGCGGAAGGCACGAACGACAATATCCGCGTGCTGATCGACGACGCGTTCCAGGTTGAGAAGACCGGCAAGATTTCGACGGATCGGGTTCTCGGTTTGCGTCGGTTGAACATCGACGACCCGGAGTGGTCACGCGCCATGGACGCCATTTCCGATGCCGTCCGCGTAACACACACAAAAACACACGCCAGGTTCTACCAACGCAATCCGCAGACGGAAGAAAACGACCGGATTGCGCTTGACCTAGCGAACGCGTGAGGGCCGGAAAGATGCCTCACGTTCCAAGCATTGCGCTAGTCCACGTCGCTAAATCCCAACTCAAATTGAGCGACGAAAACTACCGGGCGATCTGCGCACGGGTCGCAAATGGCAAGACGTCGTCAAAGGCAATGAACGGCGCGGAGAGAATCGCCCTGATGACCGAATTCCGGCGCATGGGCTTCAAGGCGCGACCTGGACGCAAACAGACGCCACGGTCGAACAATCCGCAGGTGCGCAAAGTGTTCGCGCTTTGGGGCGAAATGGCCAGGACCGGCATC